CTACGCTGCTGGGCATCCGCTATCGGCTCCCCCCTTGGAATCAGTCGCCGCTGGTGTAGTAAAACTCGACCATGAGCGTCCAAGCCGTGTCCTGGTTGACCTCTGTTGGCGTCACGCAAAAGTCCCAGTCTTCCATCGGGTCGGTGGTGTACGAGGCTGCCCCGGCGGTTGCCAACTCCCAGAGCGTCTTACCCCGGTCGAACTGATCCAGTGTCCCCGCCTCCGACCACACCGCGATCTGAGTGCGAGCGGAGGCTTTCACGTCGTAGGCACTACTGAACAGGTCAGCATCCACCTCGGCACCGTCGTGGCTCGACCCTGTCTTGTAAAGGCCAATATCCACCAACCCCGTCGTGCCCGCGTCCGTGCAACTGAAGTAAATGTAGTTCAACCTGTCCGAGCTTTTGAACTGCTTGATACGGACCTGCTCTCCGACAGCGACCACCGCGCCCGGAGCGCATACGGCCTTTGCATACCGTTGCCGTGCGTGCCCCACCCCCGCGCCAGCACGCAGTTGCGTGTCGAGCACTGAAGGTGTGGCTGAGCCCGCGTAGAGTTCCGAGTAGTATGTAGCCATGTTTTTGTTTCCTTGTTTCGGTGACGTTCAGGGACCGGCACGACTCCGCCCCGGTCCCTTCACATCATGGGTCGTTCTAAACGTCGGCCTGGATCTTTACGACCTTGCCAAGCTCGAGGCGCGTGGCCCCGACAGTTGCCTTGCAGTAGACCTGAGTCGCGTAGCTCTTGTCTTCGCGCTCGCTGATCTTCGTGGTGATGTCGTTCCAAACACAAAGGGCCATCCCGCTCTTTGCCCACATCGGGCACTCCGTGGGATCGGCCCCAGCACCGGGAATGCGCTCCGTGGTGATGAAGTTGATTCCGAGGAATGAACGCACCCGACCGTCAACCAACACCTTGGTGGCATTGGAGTCGATGGTCTGGAGCTGGCTCATACCCAGGAGGTCTTCATGCTGCGCTGCACTGATCGCCATGTAAATCTGGTCACTGTCGAGATCGACCTCGTTCTCCATGAGAATCCGCTTGCCTTCCTGAAGCTGACCAATCTCCAGTTTGCCACTCGATCCGGCTGACACGGTGTTACCCGAAAAGGCTTCGTCCGTGGTGCCGTTCTCGCCGGTCTTGCTCGTGGCAAAGAACGCTCCAAGGATTTCGTCATCAATGGCGCGGCCCAGGGCATACGCCCCGTTGACGGCATACGGTGACTGCGGATCAATGAGCATCCGCACCTTGTCCTGATCGTCGATGAGGTCCGCCCACTCGTAGTCCACCGGGAAGACCCAGCGTGCATCGTGAGGGGTGGAGATCAGCGGCGTGTCCGAGTGTCGCGTGGTCCGCTTGACTGCGTTGACTGCACCCACTTGCTCCACAGCTTTTGCTGCTTTGCCGGTGGCTGAACTGGTCATCACACTGTCGCGGAGTTTGGAACCCTTCTGCTGAAGCAGGTGGGCGACGTTCGTGTTGTATTGCTGCACAAAGGCAGTTGAGATTTGATCGCTCATTAGGATAGTCCTCAGTGGCGCAGTTGCGCCTTGCGAGGCTTATCCGCCCATTAGCGGGGCCATCATTGAAAAACACGCGGCTTCCAGGGCTTGCCCGAGTGCCACCTCGGAGCCATTTCAGTCGGCTGGAAGGCTTGCCCGGTTGCCGTTGCCGGGGCCGTGGTTCAATGGTCTTGCGGTAGTTCAGTCACTCCCTTGTCACAGAAATCAATCGTTTGCAACCTCTGGGTGCGCTAAAGCGTGCAATCGCGTCATCCGGGCCTTCGCTTCCGGGTTTCCACCCAGGTACTGGCCCATGAAATCCTTATCAAGCCCGAGGTCTGCAATCTTGGCCTTCGCCGCTGCGGGTGTCATCCCGAACTGCGTGCCTGCTCCGTTGTCCTCTCCGGGCATTCCCTTGTGCTCCCCCAACCCCCGGCCAATCTCAGCCGAGAGTTCCAGCAATCCCCGCAAACCCAGCGCACTCTCCAGTTTGTCCATCTTCGCGTCGTCGAGGCCGAACTTCTGCCGAAACCGGGTGCCTGCGGCAATGTTCTCCTCCCACGCCGCGCCCCATTCCTTACGCAGAGCCGCCTCGTCGGCACTGGCCTGCTCCTGGCGCTGGGTCTCAAACTCCTGGGTGGCCTGCTCGATCCGCCCGTTGTATTTCTCGTAGATGCTCTGGGCCTGGGCTTTCGAGAGCCCCGCCTCGTGTGCCCAGCTTGCGAGATCCGGGGTCAGGTCAATCCCACCCTCGGGCACCTCGGGGCCGCTGAGTTCGTACCCCGCAGCGTCCTCGGGTCTACCTAGCTTTGAGTACACCGCGCCCCATGCCTCTGCGTCCTCGGCATCCTTGGGCAGGGTCAGCACGCTCTCGCCGGGTGCGCCCATAGCCTTCTCGAGGTTTCGGTAGCTGTCGAGCATCTGATCGGGGCCACTCCAGCCCTTGTTCTCCACATACCCCTGAGCGTCCTCGGGCAGTCCCTCCGTCCAAGAAGGCGCTTCCACGGTGACGCTGGGCGTAGCTTCGGTTTCGGTTGTGGCGACCTCGGGGGCTGCCTCGACGGCTTCACTCATGGCTCTCCTCCTGGCGTGTGCAACTCACGCCGCTGTCTGTCTGGTTCTCGTACCAGAGGGTTCCGCAATGCTTGCAACACAGATCGGGCTCGAAGTGGTGGGGGTGGGCGGCATTCGGGTGGCACCGGCACGGCTTGAACCTGTTCCCGTGGTCGCTCACCATTGAACCGAGTTTTACCTCTCCGCTTCCGCTGCCGGCTCTTCGGTGCTCTGTGCCAGATCCCGATATCCCTGGATTCTCAGCCATACCTGACGCCTGCCCTCCAGTTGTGACGTGCCGTGCGAGTCCCCTTCGACGTGTGTCGTACTGTTCGCGTGGCAAAACCTTGCGAGATCATCCAGAACGGCCTTGGCCCTCTCACCGCCAAATGTCTCCTTGTATGCCTGACCACGGGCCAGCAGTTCATCCCGCAACGCCAACCCCGGCCTCCGCTGGGAGTGCCTGCTGGGCCTGGGCCATGTCCTTCATGGCAGGAGCCATCTGCTGCATACCCTCGAGCATCTGCTGCTGCTGGGCCGCCTGCGCCTGCTGCTCTGCGATCTCTTCCATTTCCTCGGCGGTGTGCAGAATGTCGGTCGGTGCCCCATTGATCTCAGCCGCCAGTCGAATGACCTCGTGAGGTTTGAAAATGGCGAGAACGCTGGGATCGGCCTGGGCAAACGGGGCGGCTATCTCCAGCGTTCTCTGAATCCCCACGAGTTCCTCACTGCGCTGGAAGCGCATGGCAGGCGACTCGTAGGTGATTTCGTACTCGCCTTCGGCTTCCGCCAGGACACCGGGCAGTTCTGGCAGATAGCCCTGGCGGCCCAGAATGTTGAACTCGCGGTGAATCTGCGGGCCGAGCATCTCCGACTGCTGACGCCCCACCGTAGGCGCAAGCAGTTGCCCCTTTTCCTGGGCGCGGATCAATGCCTCGGTGGCCGTCATCTGCGGCTGGTCAACTAGGATCTGGAACAGGGTCACGAGGAACGCGTCGTTGATCGTCGTGCGCTCCTTCTCGAGCATCCCCTCGGTGATGTCGAGGCGTGCCCCCGTTTGAAGCGGCACCACCAGCGGTCTGCCCTGGGCATCGACCCCGCCATAGTTCAGCCCACCGGGGGTCAGTCTGACTTGTTTGGAGCCGGTGCCCAGGACTCCATCATCGTGCAGCAAAAGCGGCGGGTCCACAATCTTGTGGCCGCTGCGAATGAACGTCTTCTGCATCTCTTGGGCCATCTTGATGCTGGGAAGCACCAGCATGGCCGGGCCACGTCCGTACATTTCCGTGGGGTTCACGGTATAGCGACCGTACATATACGGGAACTCTTCGTACCCGCCTTCATCGACCATTGCCTTGTCTTCGATCGAAATGTGATACGACACCCAAGGCATACCCGCGTAGTCTTTGCGCTCTTGGTCGCGCTCCAGTTGCGGACTGACCACATGGAGAAACTCAAACTGCTTGTAGTGGTTGTCCACGGACTCGAAAGCCACAGCCACCTTGGGCGGCAACTTGTCCCGGCCCCACTCCTGAGCCGCTGCCTTCGCACTCATCGTGTATTTGCGGTACACGGTGTCCACCTTGCGTGCCGGGTCGAGTTCAATGAACACGCTGCCCACATGGCACTGCACATACCGCACGCCCAGACCGTCCTTGGGCTCGTCCACGAACAGGCACGCATTGCCGAATGCACCTAGCGACTTGTAGCCCTCGTGCATCTGAGCGTAGTAGCCTGCTTTGGGTGAGTTGCGGGCCTGGAACATGATCCGGCCCACCTCCTCAAACCACTTCTTGACGGCTGAGTCTTTGTTCAGGTCATCGTTCGTGCTCCTCAGTGTGTGCCACTTTTGCGCCCTGGGCGTCAGCATGGACTCCATTGCAGCGGCGAACTTCTCGAGCGCCAGCGAAGCCGTGGCGTCGAAGATCTTCGTGCTCCGCTTCTCGCCTGGAGTGCGGGCAGTCAGGAACTCGTCGGCCGCAGGCCACACGCGCTCAGCCACCTCGGCCCAATGCGTATCCCAAGTGCTGCGCCTGCCCTCCAACTCGCGGAGTTTCCGTAGACAGTCCTCGACTGATTTCGCCATGCTAGGCCCCCGTAAGATATTTCTTGGCCGAAGTGGGAGGCGCAGGTTGACCGAGCGGTGAGCCCGACATGATCGTGCTCGCCCTGCCATGTTGCCCCGCCTGTCGGCGGCGTTGCTCAGCCATGCGCCGAGCAGTCTCCTCCGCTTGCCCCGAGAGATCGGCAGGAGCCTCGGGCTGCGTGGGTACGGGCGGGCTGGGTGGTTTCTGGGCGAGTGCCACCCCTGTCTGTGCGATGCTAGCCACCAAAGACGCCGCTATCAGTGCCTCAATACCCATCTAGTCCCCCCCCCTAGCCCAGCACTTGGGCCGCTGATTGTGATCCGCCACCGAGTGGCTGCCCCAGTAGATTCGCTGCGCGGAGCCGCTTGCGCGACACACTGCCGCCGGAGGCCGAGCGATTTGTCCCTAGACGCCTACGCTCAGCAGAGCCCGCCCTTGATGTTTGCCTGCTAGCACCGGGCTGGCCCCCGACTGTTCTAGATCTCGGCCCACGCTCCTGGCGCAGCAGTTCAGCCGCACGGGCGGCTTCAGGGAACGGCTTGCCGAGCAACCTCCTGGCTGCCTGCTGTTCTTCGTAAGCGTCCTGGGTGCCTGCACTAAACCCTCCCGCTGCTGGTGCGCTTGCGATGCCCTGTAGCTCACGCTCGCGCAGCAGGAACTTGCGCTCTGTGGCCTCTGCCCAGCGCAGGTCATCCGCGGTTATGTCCGACTGGTATAGCCCCTCATAGGTTCTCGGGCCTAGTCCTTGCGAGTAGTATGGATTGTCAAGCGGAATCCCCCCACGGCTTTCTGAGAGTTGGTAGTCAGGCCCGTCCAGGGTAAATGCCTGCCGAGTCCTGGCAGCCGCCACGGACCTGCTCGCCCGGAGTCTCATAGATTGAACTGATGCCAGGTTGTCCCAATCGTAGTCCCCGGCGCGGATATGCGCGTATGGGTTGGCTAATGGGTGCCCAGCGGGGTAGCTGCCTCGGTCCCGCCCATACCACTCAGTTATAGGAGTAAACGCCCCTTCTCGGTAGTTAGCCATCAGTGCGCCCCCAAGTCGCGAAATGTGCCGAGCCCTGCATTCGTCCAACCCCGCGCAGAGAGAAAGCGCCGCATCAGCACACGCGGAATGTGCGGGTGCTCACCCGGCAACCCAGTCACACTCCACAGCCGCGTGGCACCGAGCAGTTCACCAATGACCTCGATGCCCGTCATCTGACGCTCTGTGCCCAGGTGACCCCTCGCCTCGGGTGCCGCGCAGGCGTGCAACGCCAGACTGTCCACCTCTGGGCCTTGCAGAAACCACACGAGGACGCTCTCGCCATACCGCACCCAGGTCGCAGCCTCGGCCTCGGCGTCACTCACGGGCCTTGGGTATCCCCACGAGTTCACGTCACTCTGGGCCTGCTCCCAGTCGAGTTCCTCTCGGAAAAAGTCAACGCCCATCAGAGGATCGCCTGCGTCTGGGTGCGCTCACCCCGGTGTCGGTTCGCGGGGATCAATGCCTCGCGACCCTCGCCGCCACCCATCAGGCCATACTCCAGAGCCTCGACCGGGTGCGAATACTGATTTTTGTCGGGCATATCTGTGTACCGTTCGCTGCCCGCAATCTTCATGCGGCGGTAGCAGAAGCCGCCCATGAGCCCCTTGCGGACCATCTTGGCCTTCGGCGACACCTGGAGCGCGGGCTTGCCGTCCATGCAGATCCGCCTCGCGGGGTTGGCTATCGAGGCACGCCGCAGGTCTGGCGAGTTGCTCGAGCACGGCTGTGCCGGGATGCCCGCAGCACGCAGTATGCGGATGGGCGTGTCCTCGGTGGCTTGGCCCTGGGCACTGCCAGCCGGGTCGCACCACACCTCCACGGGCATACCCTGGTAGTTCGTGTCGAGCCAGCGTTTGAGTTCGGGCCCGAAGATGCTCGCACTCATATCCGTGGCGCATAGCTCGTCCAGAACCACGCGGCGGCCCATGTCCGAAATGTGCTGGGTCAGGACCGCAGCCGGGGTGCGTCCAAAGTCAATGCCGATAATCAGTGGATAACGGTGGTCGGGCTCGATCGGCTCCTCGGTGCAGTGGACTGAATCCACATACTCCGGGTGCACGGGCTTGCCGTCCACCAGAAACCCGTACTCATTACTGAGCATCACCGAGATCCAATCGGCGTCTTTGCCCTCCAGCCCACTGGAGTAGTACCCGTCCGGCAGGTTGGACAGGTTCTCAGCGTCAGGGTTGGGAATCCACTCCCCTTCGGCTTCGCCAGGGAACACACCACCCGGCTGGCGGAAGAACTCCCAGCCCTCGGGTCTTACCTCTTCGGCGAGGTGGTAGTACCAGTGGTCTTCATCCGGGGCGTTCGTGTCTCCGAGCATCCCGTGCCATGTGGGCTTCACGCCACCCGAAGCCAGCGAGGGGTAACGTCCATGCCGCAGGTCGGCCATGTCCACCACGCTCTTGACGCACTCCTTCATTTCGTTCAGCCAAATACCAGTTACCTGAAAACCCCGGAGGCGGCGGACAGAGTCGTCCCTGTCCAGTGCGAGAAAAATGCACTCGCTCACCACCCTCGTGCCGTCCGGCAGGTGGAAGTCCACGCGGAACGTAGGAGGTGCTAGCCCGCCGTAGGTCATCTTGCCCAGACCCTCAAAGACCGAGATAAAATCCTTCACCGTTGTTGAGAGGAGATCTCCGTAGGTATTGCGGATTGCGAGCCACCGGCTGGGACGCTCACCCTTCGAGTTGCTCTCCTGCTGGCACATTTGCTTCAAGATGCGCTGACACGCCGCGAACGTCTTTCCTGAGCCTAGTGGCCCCATGATCGCAGAAACCCGCTCACGGCAGCGCATGAAGCCGTCAAGCACCGGGTAGTGGGGCACGCCCACTCGCATCTCAATCCGTGACATTGCCGCCACCCGTGTAGTCTTTGAGAATGAGCACCGGCCCGCCGTCGTCGCCCGTCAGTTGCGTCTGGTTGGGAATCAGCTTGCCCACCAGGGAGGCGAACGTCTTCGGATCGCTGTCGCGCAGTCCCGCGAAGAACTCCTCACCACCGTCCTGTTCCGTGGCTTCTAGGGCACGCACAAGGGCGTCCCGCACCGATCGAGTGTGCTTATTCTGTGTTCCCGCTCGCCTGCCTGCGTTGGGGTGCCTGGGCTCGCCCTTCTTGAACTGCGTATCCCTGGAAGCCATTAACCCCCCATTTTTTTCATGGCTAGAGCGACTGCGACGAGGACACAGCCCCAAGCCGGAACTCTGCCCCGCCGTTCCTCGCCGCAGTCAACGCGGGGGGTAGCCCACGCACCCTTGGGAGGTTCGACCCCAGTATCCCGAGGTCTTGAAAACCCCCTTGTGACAGATCTGGTCACAAGTCAAGCTAGTCGCGGAATTTTCTTGTGGGTCTTTCGCTCTGGCGTCGTCGCGACTGGTCAACGATCGCCTCCACCTCCCCGGCAACGGTGGCAGGGTCTGCTCGATCGGCTTGGATGCGCTCGAGCACCCAGCGAGCTCCCGCCGCCCAGGAGTCGGAGAGCCGGGTGTCGAAACCTGCGGAAATGCCCTTCGACTCCGGCAACAATTCCCACCGGGCAAACCCTTTTTTGCTCACGAACAGTCCAAGCTATGGGGGGGTGGGTTGTCTCGGGCCCGATCGAGCATTTTCACATACCGCTCGAGATAGACAATGGCCTTGCGGAGATCCTGTTGAGCATTCCCGGCAGTTTGGCAGCGCGCGATATACTTGAGCGCACAGCCGAGGTGGTGGGGCATGGGCTGGCCGTCGTGGCCCCAATCCTCGATCACGTCGAGGGGTTCGATGGACCTTCCAACAACGTAGTGGGCGGGAGCACTCACCGCATCATGTTTCGGCACTGAGCACCTCCAGCGTGATCCGCCCCTGTTTTGGCGCGGCTTTCTCCCATCGGTAGGCGGGCTGGCCGATCACCTGCTGATTGTCGTCTGCGATCACCTGGGCGCTCACCAACCCGTCGAGCAGGGGCTTGAACGAGTGCGCCAGATTCTCGAAATCCGGCTCCCGCGCCGAGTGCCGGGTGCAGGTCACCTTCGCCTTCCACAGGGGTTCCGAGGGCAATCCCTGGGCCTTGGCGGCCAGGATCGTGTCATGCCGCCACTTGCGGTTATGCCTCGCCCTCACGCGCCAGTGGTTGTTACTGGCGGTGTTGCACGGCGGCAGCCCCGGCAATTCAATCGTAAGCGAGTAGGTCACGGGATCACGACCCGCTGGGCGCGACCCAGCAACCCGAGAAAATACTCGCGCTCGACGGTCAGCGAAAGCGTGTCATAACCCTCGTTGCGGGCGTGTTTTACGTTCGAGATGTTCTCGTCTCCACCCCCCTCGGCGGTGGCTATCCACTTTTCTCGAAAGTGGGACCAAACGCGACGAATGTCCGTCCAGTGGAGTAGGTACACTGTCCGCGAGTCCATGAACGCATAGGCCAGAACGTCGATCTGCAGGTCTTTTTCCACCCACCCCTTAGCTCCGGTCTTATCGTTCGAGACGTATTCGAGAAGGAAATCTGGGGGGTCGTAGGTGGTGCGCCGCTTCTTTTCGTCAACATTCCGCGCAAGCCCGCTGCGGAAAAATAACACCCGGTCGATCCCAAGCCTCTGGGCTTGGCTGTCGGCATTTGTCGCCATGTGGCACAACAGGTCGGGGTAGGCTGCGCGGTACACCGCGTCCCAAAACCCCTCTGCGGATACCTCCTGGCTGTAGGCCAGTTGCTCGTGAAAGTCGTGAGTCACAGTTGA